TTGAGCCGTTCAAGAGCTGACTCCACAGTCGCCGACTGCTCAGCGACATCGTCCAAAGCTTTCTGTATCTCGGATGCTTTAGTTTTGGCGGAGGAGAGTTTCTCCGATCGTAAATCCTCGTTAATATCTTGGGAACATGTGGGGCACGTATCATTTTCCTCGTAAAACTTCGAGTCACGGACGAGTGCCTTGATTTTCTGATTAAACTCTGCTCCATAGTGGAGGAGTGTCTGCTTCTTATCGTTGTTCTTTTTGAGACCTTCTTCAAGCCCCTCGGAGAGCTTTTCGATTTCATCCGATGTAGTGGCATTCTCTTGCTGTAGGTTTGTAATTGAGTCCTCGGCAAGGAAGATTTCGTTTTCTTTTTCTTCAATCTGGTCATCGCTTAATGCTTGCACCTCCTTGATATACTTGGACTGCAGCTCTATCTTTTCCTTCTTCAGTTCCAAGTCATAGTCTAATTGACGAAGTTCCTCTTTTATTAATGAATTCTTTTCCTTTAGGATCTGATTCATTTTAGAGAATATATTAATGTCCAGAAGATCCTCGATAACATCCCGCCGGTGTTGTGCAGGGAGCTGCATGAAAGGAACAAAGGAGGATGATCCGAGCACAACAATCTGGTGAAAGCTTTTGTGGTTTAGCTTTAGGATGTTTTGTTCGAGGATCCTCTGGTACTCTTTAGCATGTGACGACTGATTCAGAAGCTGGTCATCTTTCCATATTTCGAACTTCTGTGGCTTAATACCACGAACGATCTTATAGGAAGATCCGGCAACATCGAACTTTACTTCGACCATGCAATCTTTATTATTAATGGTATTAACAAGCTGGGGCTTATTAATGTTTCTATGAGGCTTACCGAACAGTGCGAACGCTAATGCATCCAGCATAGTTGATTTACCTGATCCGTTATGTCCTACTACAAGAGTGGTCTTAAACTTATCGAAATCAATTTCAGTCCAGTTATTACCCGTAGACAAAAAGTTACGGAAGCGAATGTTTCTAAATATAATCATGCAATTTCTAGCGACTGCGCCTCAATCATTAGGTTATTCATATCTTTCTTAATACGATCCTTATCCAATTCAGTCTCAACAGTGTCGACGTAGCTGTTCATAAGTGATGACGTATCCTCTAAAGATATGTTTTCATCCTCAATATTTTCACCAATAAATTCGCTGAACTTTTCTTGGATCTTTAGTTCATGAATCTTTACACTCTGTATTCTATCAACAAATCGGTCAAATGTAAACTGATTTTCTTTATTTTCTACAACTATTTTTACGAACTTACCCTCAAGCTGCTTTACATCATAATCTAGGTAATCATAATTAGAGTCGTCATAGCGGATGCGATGGAACAGAGTATGAGGATTGCGGACAGGAGTGAGAGTTCGTGTCTCCGTATCCAATATATGAAAGTATTTTTTATCATGCGCATCGCTCCAGAAGAACTCCATTTGTGAACCAAGATATGTAATATTATCTTGTTGGGATTTGACGTGAAAGTGTCCGGAAAGGACCATTTCGAATCGTTTGAATAGTGCCGGACTCATACCATGTTTATTCTCTAAGCCGCGCATCATCTCAAAGCCAGTAAGCTCTAGGTGTCCGCCTAGTATATCAGCCTTACAATTAGCTACAAACTCTAGCGACTCTTTTTCATTCTCTGCACATATCCACGGCAGCAACGCCATTTGCAACCCATCGTAATCCATAACAGTTGGTTTATGTACGATATGGACCTCATTCATATAATGACCGAGTAATTCTTTTAAGCTGTTTAGGTCATTGGTATTCTTGTAGTAAGTGTCATGGTTACCACAAATAATATCCATTGTAATGCCTAGGTCTCTGAGCGGTTTAAGAAATGCATTACGATTCCTGTTAAGAGCCCGGAAGTTAATAAATTTCCTGTTATCATAGTAATCACCAAGGTGAACGATATGGCGAATATTATGTTCCACCATATAATTAAAAAATACATCAGAATAAAATTTCTCTGCATTATCGAGAAATATGTCAGAGCTATTGCGAACGCCACAATGAGTGTCATTTAGTATTGCCAGTTTCATTAATCATCTTCCATAAACCTAGATAAATCGGAATCTACTTTAAATATCCGTTTTTTACGTTTTTCTTCCAAAGCATATGTTTTAAAGTCTTGGTCTTTCTCTTTTACCTTATCGATTCTATTTTTTAATTGGTCGATAAAGCTGTTTAGAATATCATTAGCCACATCCTCTTGACCATGTAGAGCATATTCGTTTAATCCGGATTGGGAAAGATATTTTAGTTTTATGTCCTGTTGTTTCTTTTCATTAGCAATCCTACGTAGGAAAGCGAACCAAGAGATTTGGGTAAAGTAAGCAAAGGCATTCGGATTACCAGTACGTGTTGCCACTGCTGGATCATAATTTTCAATGGCCTTTAAACAATTTTCTACAGCGTCCATTACCATTTCTTCACGATAGGTATAACCAATAAAGTTAGACTTATGGGATAACCCCTCTGCAATACGTAAGAAGCATCGGGCGATATAGTCTGGAACCTTAGGGGGTGGGTCATCCGTTGCCTGACACTCGCGCACATGGATACAGTAGTCCACAACCGCCTGAGAAAATTCTTTATTATTTACATAATGGGGATTTTTCTTTTTAGCTTTACTCATAATAAATTCCTGTTAATGTTCATACTATTCTATCATAGAAATAATTTGATGTAAACCACTTTTTTTAAAATTAAGGGGGTTTACAAAATAAAAAAATCCGATATAATAAATCTAAGGATTTTCGGGAAGGATTAGATACCTCGTTAATGTAACTTATTTCGATCTGGATTAAATTCTATAACATTGGAAAAATCACTATCTAATTCTCCGGCCATTTTCTTTAATTTTTCGAAATAGCTATCTATTTTATTCTGTATCTCTTCGGGTGATAAACTCGAATTTTCCACTGCCTCAAAAAAATGTTTTAACATTTTATCACTAGGTATAACTTCAGCTAAGATGTGTGCATAGTTTAAAGAAAGAAATCCATCGGTATCTTCTTGCATAGTTATCCATGGTTTAAAATTATAATATCTAATCCCTCTACCATCGTCATCATAAGATTTAAGCTGCATGGCTTTTCGGATAATCATATCTTCCTCGTCGTCGCCTGGCCATTGGACAATCTCACAAATAATCTCATCACCATTTGTTAGCTTAAATTGTCTAAAATCAGTCATTAATGTCAACCTTTATAACTTTATACTTGAATTGTTCTTTCTCGTATATTTTTACCCGCTCTGCGGAGTGGAGTAATGTATAATTCTTTCTTGACCTCCAGTGCAGATCATCGGCAATATCGAAGAGTTTGGTTTCTCGTCCATCGTCTGAGATTCGAAGACCACGTCCAATACTCTGCAGAACTTTGATTTGGGATTTGCTTGGTGAAGCGAAAATAATATTATGAAGGTTCCGTATATTAATACCAGTGCTGAAAGTTCCCAAGGAAGCGACGATGATCGCATCTTTTTGTTTCTCCACTATTTTGCGAATGGCTTCTCTATCACTTGTTGCTACCTCACCAGAGACAAAAAATACCTTTCTCCCTTCCTCTGCCTTATTATTTATCATTTCATAGAGAGGCTTTCCATGAGCGTCCACACGATTAAATAGGATGAGAGTATTTCCTTTAGCATCCAGAGCGAGATTACGAATGAGCCTATTACGAACAGGGTTTCCAATAAGGAAATCGATTTCTTCCTGATATGTTTTCTTTCCAAAGTCCTTCCTTACCTCCTCGGAATACTGCAACAAAAGGACTTTAATATCTAGGGGCGCTAATGTTTCTTCGTCCTGTAATTTCTTTGTTGTTGTTACTTTATATACAGGACCGAATAATCCTTCTAGAACTAATTTATGTGTTTGCGTACCGTCCAAGGTTCCTGTGGTACCAAACCTATATTTTGCCTCAGTTGCTTTATTCATTATAGAGGACAAAGACTTAGATTTAAATCCATGACATTCATCCCCAATTACCATACCAAACTGTTCAAACCATTTCTTAGGGTATTTATATATGCTTTGCCATGTAGAAATTATAACCCTTTTATCGGTCACTTTATCTTTACCTGAATAAATTCTATGACATGCGTTTTTCACTAGCATACCATATGATTCAAAGTCCGAATACATTTGCTCGACCAAAGAAGTTGTTGGAACAATAATTAAAATCTTACCTTTTTCTGAGGTCATAGTCATATAGTATTTCATTATTAAATAAATAATAAATGATTTACCAGAACCTGTAGGGGATAATAAAATTGCGCGGGAAGATCTTAGTGCTACTTTTACCGCTTCTTCTTGGTAGTTGCGAGCCGAAAAGGGAAGGGATGTTTTTTCTTCAATGTCAAGCCATTGGCGAAACTCGGAAATTTTGTTCGTATCTTCAGGCGACCCATATCGGGGGTTATCCAGTATGGCGACGGTGTAGTTACGTTGAGACGCAAACTTTTGAATTTGGATATAGAGACCTGCAGAAATCTCCTGAGTATTGTGATTAAAAAGTCTAATCTTACCATCCCAGACCCTATTCTTATATGCAGGCATAAATTTATATCCAGGAACATAAAAGCTAAAATACTCTGAAAGTTCTTTAGCAATACCAGGTTCACAGTCTACATGCAGCATACTGTAGTCTAAAAGTCTAAGATTTAAATCGGCCATTACCCACCAGCTTCAAATTGTTTCCATCTAATAATATTACCTATTGTCTGATGTCGCCATTTAATTGAGTCGACTATCTCTGTCAATGTTTCTACTATAGTTTTGTAATATTGGATTTTTTCTTCAGACCTTTGTATGTCTGGGTCGGAGTCATAATAATAATCCATTTCACCTTTTAGAATTTTAAGACCATTAAATGGGTCATAATCCCATCCTTTTGCTTGTATAGTTTCTTGGTCCAT